TGCACCTACACTACTTGATGCGACTTTTGTATAGTCAGGGAATTGAACTGTTATTGCCCCTTGTACTGCCTGTTTAGCAGTTACTAGAGGGTACATCACATTGACGTGATTAAAAGCTATCACGGCGTCGCCGATAATCTTACCTAGACCACCATGCGCTACGCCAGTATCTGTTTCAGCCATAGCTTCAAACTCCCTTAGTTAAACCATCCTGTCAATACGCAGACTTCTTATATCTACGCAATCAAGTAAGGTTGTTAAATTATTCATAAGGCTTTTTCAATGTACCAGATCCCCAACCACTAAAGATTCCAATGCTGTTTGGTTTCTTTCCTTTTTGAATCCTCTCTCCACGTTCTTCATAAATATCAATGTAGTCATCATAACTAACATCTTTACCCTTATAAGAACATTCAATGTCTTTACCTCCATCAACTTTCTTATCCTGGAGGTCATTGTCGGGATCGAGTTTTTCTTTTAAAAGATTAGCCACCGTATCCGACCTTTATCTTGCCAGATGTTTGAGCATTATTGGCTTTTTCATATCCATCAGGATCGAAAGCAGCCCATTCTTCGTATGTAGCAAACCCACCCATCGCGGACGGTTTTGCGTTATCGGTTGAGGCTGGTTTTGGCCTCGTCTTTATACGCTCTACATGGAGTTCCAATTTTTCAAGTGGAAGCCCATCATAGACATCACGATCTTCTTCAGGCAATAACGATAATAACGCATCTCTGCGATTTGTCTGATATTCATCAAAAGCTGCTGCCTTTCTATTGGCCATATCTAGCTTACCCTTCATCTCCTGCATGATCGTTTCATATTCACCTTTAGATTCAAGCTCTTTTAGCTTTCTATCTTCTTTGTCGCTTTCGATCTGCTGCTTCAAGGTATCCAGTTCATCTCTTAATGTGTTTTTAGCGTCGTTCACTTCCTGGAATCGTGAATAAGGAATATGATCGACGGCCTGTTTTTCTTCGTTGTCAGCTTCAACGGGGATCTCTTTAACGTCTTGATTCTCGACTTGTTGTTCTTCCATTTTTACCTCTTGTTTGAGTTATCCTTTATCCAATGACAAAGGTCTTTGTTTCATTAGTCGCTTTTATATTGCGATCAATTCTTGCGCCCACTTGCTTGTCTATCCAATTCTCTATCTTTGTAGTCACTGGTTTGGCAGTTGTGGTAATCTCTCTACCCATATCAGCGTTCCATTGTACCTTCTGAGCATTAGTTCCTGACCAGCCTATTATTGCACCCTCTTTATTTGCTGATCTTGTTTGTAGATTTCTAAGCATATCTCCCGTTAAAGTAAGGTCTGGTTTCTTGCTTCTTGATGATTGCCTTTTGAATTTCCCTGCTACTTTAGCATCTGCATATTTTGTTGAGTATTTCTTAAACCCTTTATCTCTAACATCTCTACCGCTTTTAGTATGTACTTGTATGCGGTCTGATACTTCATCACCTATTTCCTTCCAGAAGGAAGCAGTAAAGGTTGGTACACTTTTTAAAGGTTTAGCCACGTTGCTCCTGTAAGGTTTGTGGGGATCTCCATTTACCTTGAGATTTCTTTGCTGCTATTACACCAGATGCACCCTTTTTATCGGTCAGTTTCTTACTTACAGATGTTTCTCTAGCCCAACGATGACGGCAATTAAATCCTCCTCCATCACCAAACGATCCTGCAAAACTAGATTCAATCTCAGCTCTTGTTAATGCTCCAGCACTTGCCATGTCTAAACAAATATCACGAGTCCTGTCATCTACTGGTCCTTGATAAACATAGGTTGCATTTTCAGGATCGAACTCTGCCATTTCCATCGTTACATTGCGTTCAAATGTGTTGAGTGCGGTATTAGCTAGGGTTTGTGCCTGATCGGCCCTTAAAACGCCCCCTGAGCCCTTTAAAATGCCTTCTGCTATACTTGCTTCACTTGCTCCTGCTAGTATTCCCCTGGCTGCTTCTGTTCTTATTGTATTACCCATCACTCCAGCTTGAGAAACAAAGTTGGCTTGATCCATCCTTAACAACGCGGTAAGTGCTTCGTTTGATACTGCTCCTGTCATTTCCATATTTGATAGAACGCCTTGATAAGTAAGCATCAGGTTATCTATATCAGCACTAAGGTTTAATCTTGTTAATATCATATCTTCCATGTCCAATGATTGTAGGACCAACAATATCTCTTGCCTGGTAAAGCCTTGATTCTTTAGATCGAGTATTTGATTTACCAGCTCCTCTTGAACTCGTTGAACAGCTATTGCAAATTCTTTTGCAGCTTTATCTTTTAAATCAGGCAACTGGCTGCCTCAATGCTTCTAATAATGGTGAGCTAGGTTCTGAAGGTTTTGGTTCTGTCTTGCCTAGCTTTTCCTGTAATTCTTCATCACTAATATCAGGGTTGAATTCTCTTATAATATCTTCCTGGTCTATAATGCCCATTTCCTTCTTGATCTTTAATACTTCTAATTGTTCTTTCTCACTTAAGGGATAATTCACCTCACCGTAGTCCACCGAATAATCTTCAGATAGGCTTTTACCCGTATGTACTTCAATAATCTTTTGATCAATTTCATATCTTGAGCCCTCCCATTCTCTCCATAAGGGGATGTCGCTTTTTCTTGATTCCAAATTCTCTATATCTTGTATTGCTAACGCTATCCCTGATTGTACTTGCCCTGCATCCCCCCACTTAATCTTTAATGAATGATTCTGGCTGCACATATCAGCAAAGGCTTTTACACTTTCAACCATAGCTGGCAACGATCCTGTAGGACTTACATAAGAAAATGATGCACCCTCTGGTAGTAGAATTGCTTTATCTATTCCCGACTTGATCTGTGATTGAGATTCATGTATGCCTGTTATCACTGGTTGGCCTAGACTGAATCGAACTCCTAACGCTATTTCGGTCATGGCTATACCTATTTGAACTGCACATCTAACTACATCAGAAGCGTCAGAGGAATTATGTATTCTACTAATAGGTAATATGTCATAAGGGTTAAACCCATCACCTCCAGGAATAGGAATTATTTTCCCTGCTTGATCATATAAGAAATGCAGCCCCTTTTCACCATCCCTTGATTCGGACCAGAAAACAAACTGTCTGTTATTCCCCATCTTCTCGACTTCATAAGAGTAAGCAAACGGTTGTGACTCCGAGTAAATGTAGTATTCCTTCACGAATGGCAGGATGTCGTATTCAATGCGACCACTTCTTTCATTCCACTTAGAGCGCAAATGACAATGCCCTAACAACCACGCTATCTCACCAAATTCACGCATCTTAGAATTCAACTGATAAGTTAATTCCCTATAGTCCTCAGACTCTTCACCGCCCACATATCTTTTGATCTCATTCTTGAGTAATAACATCCTAGCCCTGGCAAAGCGTGGAACTAATCGCATAGGAAACATTGGCACTTGGCTTAATGATTCCCCAGGAAACCACTGCTCTAAATGCGTATCCATATTCCTATTGTAGTAGAAGTCTAAAGCGGTTGCCTTCTTGGCGTTCTCTTTAGATTGTAAGTTCTCCCTAGCCCTGCGTATTGACTCTAGGACTAGCTGCTCACTGTATTCGGGTATAACAACTGTATTAACTGATTTCATGCTTTATACATCCAATTCTCAAAATATTTCGTCAACTGCCTCCCGAAATCCTGCTCTAATTGATCTTGTAATTCTTTCTGTTGTGCTTTGTTTATCTTGACCCCTATAACCCACATAAAAATAAATGCGACATTGAACATCGCACTTAGACCTAATAAGAACTCTACCATTGAACCGACTTCCCTACTTTTCTTTCAATAGGCCACTTCATATCAATCAGATATGAGCAAGCATCTAACGCATGGGACAAAGCAGCATCAGACTTGTCTAGTGATCCGTTCTTATCTCTTTGGCACTGTTCTAAATCTTTAATTAAATAGTTACACTTGGGATCTACTGTCATTCCTACCTTACCGTTAGCATTTAACAGCTTTCTGTTTAAAGCGTTTAATCGGTCCTTAACTGGTGGGTTAGCTTTCTTAGCTATTACTTGAAATTGAAAGTCCCTTAGTATTTGATGGTCTGAACGATTAGAAGTGGTAGAACGGGCCGACCCTGCACTATCTGGGTAGACTCGCCTTACTTCAGGCCAACGCTTTATTATTTCTTTAGCCATCTCTTCAGTGTTTGAATTAGATAACCTTATTTCATCTGAATAATGAATGGTTTGATCTGTGTACTCGAACACCTTAACCGCAGTCATGTTATCTACGTTGAAATCCATCCCACAATAAACTGTTGGAGAAGTATCAGCATCAGTCCTTAAATGAACATTACGATCAAAGTTATAAGCAGCTCTGTTCTGTACTGTTTCAAAGGTTGC